ATTGGTGTTGGCTGTTAATGTGGTGATCTTATAGTAACCATTAAATGGCACTGTAAGCTTGGACTCATTATCCTCAAAGACATACCCAAGGCCTTTTATAATACTTGGAGCATTAGTAAAAGCCGGACCTGATTATGCACTCGTCCAATACGCATGTCCCACGAAGTCAGGAGTAAATGCTGCACCTTCAGCATTAGCTGTTGGTGTAAACAACTCAATCTCATACTCAGCAAAAAGCCAAGCAGTGTGAGCTCCATTAGCGCCAGGGGATTGCATGTAAAAGAAAATGCGTGCATAATCAAACCACTTGATCTCTAAATCAACCATCTATATGGAATCCTAGTTAAATAATTACATTTACTAAGGTTTTGCAGTGACTGAAGTCTCCAACCATATCTGTGATGTAACAGCATTTCCACTTGAGAAAAATGCCGCTGCGCTTGGGGCAGGTACATCAGAAGGATCGTAATCCACATACATTCCCAAGGTGCCTGATGCAGTTGTGGGAGCGTGAGGAACCATCGTAAATTTTAGTTTCCTAAAACGATATTTCTCATACTTCTTAGCTACACCAGACAACCATGGAAAAGTTGCACCATCAGCAGGATTAATTCTCTTCTGAGCCACGTTAAACTGTGTCTATGAAGTCACTAGTTCAATAAGCTCCCTATGCTTGATGATAGTACCATTTGCAGAACTAGAAAATCGCGGATCCTAGTTGCTATTGCTATATCCCATGGAAGTAAACCCTTTGGAAACTGTTTGTTTTCCCTATTGGTTTTACCGCATGGTTTTATTTTGTTTTTAATTTGTTTTAGCCATTATTATAATGTGGGTTTGTTTATTAATTGTTTGTTTATTTAATCTTTTTCAAACCCCGATTAATAACTAGTCTATAGTTGAACCTTCATGAAGCTCACCGGTGCTAGGTAACCCGTACCTAACTTGCAAATCATTAAAATGATCCTCAAGTACCAGCTGCTCATACGGAGTGATTCCAAATGCTAACCAAAAACTATACCGGGTTCGGGGTAGTATCTCGGTACATTAATATTTTAATCCTTTTGATAGCATGTAAAATCCTGACTCCACCGTAGAAGCAACCTCCTAAACTGCTGCAGCACTGTGTTTCTAAGGAAAGGTTTAATAAAACTTGTTGTATACAGGTATGTCTCCAGCTAAGGCTAATCCACCTTTACCTACACATGAAGTCCATAGATCGAACACGTCTTCACGCGTAAGGTCACAACGACTGTGTATGTCTTTTGCTATAGCTGACTAAGGGTTCCTAACCATCTTGTACCCATTAGGGGTCCAAACTGGTTTAGTTTGACAAAAGCTAATCCTTTCAAATATGTCAACTACTCCCTCAGACTCCATTG